AAGAAGCAGGTGTGAGAAATAGCCAACCAAACCCTAAAATGGCGGCTAAAGATAATCTCCATAACTTTGTCCTAGTCAACTATAACTCCTAATTACAAATCTTGTAACTAGTTAATTATATCATTGACCTACTTAGCGTTATCTGTTTTATAAAAGCCGTTACCTTTAAACTGAATACCAAATGTGCCAAACTGTTTTACCATTGCAGCCCCGCACTTATCACAAAGCTCTGTAATTGTTGCTTCGTTAATTGGCTTGTTAACTTCTTTAGTATGTTCACAAATGATACATTTGTAATCGTAGTTAGGCACATCTCTCCTTAAAATATAATGAGCAGTTTAGCCGCATGCTCAGGCGGATCCTAGGCAGTTGCCCAGATTACCATTATACCTTATTTAATTTTGATGGTTTTAGGCTTCTTGTCTTCTGGTACAATTTTTTCGACTGTTACAGACAACAAACCATTTTTTAATTCAGCAGCAGTTACTTCCATATATTCACCCAGCGCAAATGTGCGAGTAAATTTACGAGCAGCAATTCCTCTATGAACTGCCTCACCGCTTTCTTCTGTAGCAACTTCTCCTTTAATTACAAGGGTTCCGTTATCTACAGTAACATCTACATCTTTCTTGTCAAACCCAGCCAAAGCTAGGTCTACACGAAATACGTCATCCTCTACCTTTACAATATTGTAAGGCGGATAAGACTGATGAGATGCCATTGTGTGAACTGAATTTAGGCGATCAACCATTCCGTTGAAGCCAATAAAAAAGGGATCCTTGAAAAGGTCCCATGTATATGTTGTTACCATTTTATTCCTCCTATTAAGCGAATAAGTTAATATATGTGGGCCCCTAATGGCGACCCACATATATTATATCAAATGTTTTATTTTTAGAGAATACTCTTTTTCATTCTAGATTTTTCTTCGTTTGCAGTGGCTGCATATAGGGCTCTTTGGTGTGCTGCCGCTCTTGATTTGCTTGGATGGCATCCTTTTAGCTCACCCTTATCATTTACTACAGCCCAACCTTTGCAACCTGCTACATTTTGTTTTACATTGTATGGCATATTTCCTCCTAATTATCTGGGGTCTCTGGCATATCTACTGGCAGAATCCCCTTTTGTTTTGCAATTTCAAATCCCTCTTGGCTTAAACTAATTGTTGCTTCTAGATTTTCATCATAGTCAACTTTAATATAACCCATTTGGTACAACTCAATTAATTCTCTATCTACATAATTCATGTGAGCTTCCCATAATTCTGGGGCTAATTCTTTTGCAGTTTCATGAATAGCATAGATCAATTCTCCATTTTCATCCATGCCTGCAAGTTCTACTACACCTATTTCCATATAGTGTGCTAACTTATCTTCATCGCTTTCTTCCATTGCTTCTCCTATTGTACTGTTCCGTCATCATTTTTATCAATAGTCGCTTCAACTAATTGTTGTACATAATCAGAGAAGTGCTTTCTAATAGTTCCAGGTGGTCTACTGCCAGAAGCCTTCCACAATCTCTTATATTCTATCACATTAGAGAATGTTGTAGGGCAAAGCATTGTGCCATTATATTCTTTTAATACTGTGGGTAGCGGCACGTGCTTACCGCAGCATTTACATTCTTTAGCTTTTTCTTGGTATATACTCATACTATTTCCATTCCGTCTAAAACCTGTGACAGATTTTCTGGCATTCTAGGGGCAACTATTATATTGCGCTTTTTAGAAAACTCTTCTTCCCGCTCTTCAATTTTAATACTATCATAATTATGTATTTCAATCTCGCCTATATTTTCAACCTTAGTTCTACTTATAGCATTATATATAGAGCCACATACTGCATCCGCTAAGTCTTTAGAACCTTTACGTGGATGATCTACTCTATCTCGCATAATTTTAAGTTGAAGTAATTCATCTATTAGCAAAGGAATACGTGGCCCAGATAATCTTTCTTCCAATACAACCATGGCCATATCGTCATAGTGTTTCTTTGCTACAGATAATGTTTCTGTATTAATTCCATATTGTTTTAATTGCTGCATCATATCATGTGAATTCCATCTGTCAAATGTGCATACACGAATTTTAAATCCTGCAGTCCTCAATGATAATATATAATCTTTTACCTCAGTAAAGTCTACTGACTTCTCTGCTGTTGGTGTCCAATATCTTACTGCATCTACCTCTACTATTGGAGCAGGTTGAGAATAAGTATCAGTAACTTTTATATTAACCCATTTATTTACATGCGACATTGCAACTGCACAATGGTCGTGCTTTTGTGCAAGGTCTACGTGCAAGAAATATTCTTTATCTGGATCTGGTGCAAACCAAGGTTCTAGTCTACCAAATCCATCAACTGCCAACGCCATGTTGCTAAATGCTTTTTCAATTTTTTCTCTTGATTTAAAGAATGCATCTATAGCTTCTGGTGGCATACATGCGAATCGACTTAGTGCATCTGGCATATTTTTATAAAACTCAATTTTAAAATCTTCAATCTTTTTAGTTGGGTTTACATCCCATGTAGGTCTTTTAAGTGCATATACTTTTGGAATATTGTATGAGATTATGTGGTCTTCTTCCCACTGTACCTCTATTTCATTACCTTCTGTATTATCTGGAAGGTCTGAATCCATCTTTAATACCTTAGATCTAATTATAGTTTCTTTTTCTGCAATTACTGAGTCGTAGAACTTTTGTATAGGATCATTCTTAAAGCGGGGAAATGAGAGTAGAATAATCTTTCCATAGTCTGGAAAACGAGATATAACAGATCCACGATACATATCATATATAGCATCTGCCGTCTTTGCCTGATCATGACCAGTTGTATTCTCTGTAGCAAAGCCAGAAATTTCGTCAAGGATCACGGCGATGACGTTATATCCTTCGAATGCTTCTCTTTCTGAGTGACCTGAATATACGTTTACATTCTTATTAAATCTAATTTCAGAAGCTTTTGATTCATATTTTCCTATAAACCAAGGACTCCTCTCGATACGAGTCTTTAATCCCTTAAAGAAAACATTGTTGGCCTGCTGTGCGTTAACCGCAATATTAATAATATCAATTGTATCTCCAGGGGGCTTACCATAATATGTTGCTGGATCTTTCAGGCACAATAGTAAATAAACTATATATGATACTGAGATAGTAGACGTGTAGTCTTTACCTGAACCTTTGCCCAACTGAGCAATAATTTCTGTACAAGTCTGCTTATATCTACGCTGGCCTTCTTGTTCCCCAAATAATTTAATTAGGGTTGATTCTTTATATATCTGAGAACCCTTTTCAATTAATGTATATTGATATTCAGAAAGTGGCGGTAGTCCAAGATAGTCTGGATGAGTGACAAATGTCTTTAGATCGACTGGCCTTTCATCGAATTCTTCGCCATCGAGTATATCAATAAGATCATTGAAATTAAGATCCACTAACTTCCTCTATAATTTCTACAGGCTCTACAATTCCAGTTATTTGGGAAAGCCTCTTTGCAACTTCCATTTTACATTTAGGACATGATGCTGTTACTTCTTTTAATATCTTTACAAGGATGTCTTGCTTCCGCTCAGTTTCCGCCAACTGTGTTGCAAGTTCTGCGTTATCCAACAAGCCAACCTCTTGAAGCATACCAATACGCTTACCTTCAATATCTGCAATTAGCTTTAATGCGGTGGCTTTAATATTTAATTGGCCTGCTTGGTCCGCATCCTCTACGGTCTTCCAGGCCTCTTTAATAAGCATAGCGTAATGTTGGTCAGCGCCAGAGATGGCTTCCTTAGCCCTCTCACGAGCCGTAGAATCGTTTCTAACGACCTGTTTCCACTCTTCTATATACTCTAACACCTCTGCCCGTTTAAAACCCGTCACGGTGGCAATCTGAGTAGGGTTATTACCCTTTAATAATTCTGAGACCACCTTGTTCATGCGGTCATAGTGGTCTGCTAATTCAATGTCCATATATCTATATTATACTTCTAGTCGACTGAAAAATCAACTGGATTTAGCTACTTTTAACAGAATTAAATATCCAATAAGATCATCAATATCATTATCTCCTGGATAATCTGTACCCTTCATTAATCTATTTAATTTATCATCAATACGAACATATAACTGCTCCCTTGAATCCGCCTTTGAAAATACACGGATTGGGTCAAGGGCGGAATTGCCATAAGCAATATTCTTCTTAATTAGCATATGGGCAATTTCATGACAGGCATTATATATTTCTTTACCCGCCCCAGTTCCTACTGTAAGTAAATATAAGTCATCACAATTAAATTGTTTTACATCTGCAAATACTGGTTCTAACATTTTTCCGCCTTTTCAAATTTTGCTATAAAGACTCCCGTCTTTGGGAATTCTTTATATTCTACTATATTGCTAAATTTTTGTAAAACCTTTTCTGTAGTCCAGTCTTCTTCTACATGAACCTCATATGGATTATCGTCCACAGCTCCTTGTGGATAATGTATTATTGGAATAGATATTAATGCATATTTAGCTTCCTTAGATATCCTATTCCATAAAGATATTGCATCTTGCTCAGGCATATGCTCTAATATATCTCCCAGAATAACTAGGTCAAATTCAAATCCAATCATTTCTCTAACATCTATAGGATATAAAAAGTCATATCTATTTTGTAAATCATATTTAATTATATATGGATTCCATACCTCTACCGCCAACATAATTATGTCATTTCCCATATTAGATCTAATTAAATCTAAATATGTTCCTGAACCTGCACCACAATCTAAAACTGTTTTAGGATTTATTTCTTTTATTTTTTCAAGGGCCCAAGGCTTATTCTCTGGATCTGAGTATCCCATTATGCCAAAACCTTCCTTTGTTGTTTAGTTTGAAACGTGGACTCAATACCAGATATCTTACAATATAGTTTTGAGGTTGGCTTCACGGTGTAGCAATTAAATTTATCTGGCTGCCTAAAAAAATAATAGTCTAATGGTAATGTAATGGGATTTTGATAAATGTCATCAATTATTTTTTGTGCAGCTTTTTTATTCACCACATAACATAGACAAGACCAATCTTGGTAAGCTTTACATACATCTTTTTCATTAGGACGATATTCTCCTGCATTTGTATTTCCTGGGGCATAATAAAAAAATAGGTCCCAGTCGTCCTCTATTTGAGACATATAGTTAACTAGATTTTCAAAGAAACCATCAAAGTACTCTATATCATCTTCCATTAGTATTAGATAATCGCTATCTGTTTTTAAGAAGTTTGTATATGCCGTTATATTACTAGCCCATACGCCTATTTCTCCATACCGCCAGCCAGTTTCATTATTAAACTCATATCCGCCTTTATCGAAGACAAGGCCTGGATTTAATCGATAAAAATCTTCCAGATCCTCTTGTTTAGATATGCCTATAGTTGGAGTATCTAGTTCTTCAGAGTATTTAGAAATATACGAGTTCATATCATTGAAAAATTTTTCTCTTGCGATATCTTTTTCTAAATGAAAAACTTTATGAGAAAATTTCATTTTCTAATCATCCCAAACTTCTCTAAATATCTCTGTATCGTCATAGCAGAGACTCCACATTCCGCCGCAATTTCTGTGACAGTCTTCTTTTGTACAACATATCTACGATATAGCCATGTTTGGCT